CGGCAAGAAAATCGCAGATGCCATGAAGGACGAAATCCGAAAACTGTATGACCAACGAACCGCAGAAGAAGGTGACGGGGAATGACACGGGAAGAAAAGAAAGAGTTGCTGAAAATTGCCCGTCAGAGAATCACCGATGCCGGGAACAAAGGCAAAAAGAAACGATACCATGTCGAAGGTGAATATGGTGACAAAGGGTGGATGGATTATTCAAAAGGCATAGTGGATGCGTGTTTGGCAATTGATGAACTGATCGAAGATGTTGATCGTTAGGAGGATAGCGAATGAAGATTACTTGCACAGAAGATCAAAAACCGCTCATCGTTGAAGCGTTGGCGAGTTCATGCCATTGCTTTTTCCCACGAGGCATAGTCCGTTGCATATGTGCAGATTCATGCTCCGAATGTCTTGAAAAAAACATTGAATGGCAGATCGAGGACGGTGACGGGGATGGCTGATTTTAAGACGATTATAACCACAATGCCGACCGATATTGCGGTTTGCCTGTGCATTATCCTTGTTAGTTTGATAGGTTTGGTTATTTGTTGGATTCTTGACGATTAAGTCGTTAAAGGAGCGGTTAGCGAACCATGAAGTTAATCCATTTTAAAAATGTTTCTATCACCCTTCCGATTAAAGGGAACGTTGATGTAGAGCAGATTGAGGACAAGTTCATTGATGCGGTCGATTCTATCGGTGATGGTGTTGTCATGTGCTACAAAGTCGAAGTCGAAGAGGACGGTGACGGGGATGCTGAAAATTAAGTGTCTATTCTGCCAATATGCCATCCTGTGCAGACGGTTGAAGTGGTATCGATTCGGCATCTTGTGCAGATTCAAAAGCAATGCCGTGCCAAAGGAAGTGGACAGATGCCCAAAGGACGGTGACGGGGAAAGGCGGTGATGAGGATGAATGAAGTTGAGAACGTAATCAAAGCATGGAATTGTTGCAACCCGTTTGACCGGAAGTGCAAGGAATGTCCGTATGAAAAGGATTGCTATCACGATGGAATATCAAGGCACATGGTAGCAGATGCCGTTGTTTTGCTGAAATCCCAACAGGCAGAGATCGAACGGCTGACAAAAGAAAATAAAATGCTTTGCAGTTGCATCGATGAATTGGATGAGCAAAGAACGGATTTTGCCATGATGATTGAAAAACAACGGTTGCAGATCGAACGGCTGAAAGTAATTGCCAAAAATGGTAATGGTTTTATTGAGAAATGCGATAGCCGGACGGCACAGATGTTTAGTCACTAAAGGAGCGAATGTGGAATGATTTATTCCGTTAATTTCAACAATAGAATGAATGCTTTTGCATGTGGTAGAAAATCACGCAGAAAAGCGAGATGGAAGAAGAAAATGATGCGTTATCTCAGCCGGAATTACATGTTTGTTTTCTTCAGCTAATTTATTAAAGGAGCGAGATTGAGAATGAGCAGATTCGGAAAGTGTGAAGGGTATACAGGCACGCCATGCCCACAGTGCGGAAGATATAGGCTTGAACATTACTCAAAAGGATTTGAAATCTGCGAAAAGTGCGAATGGTGCGTTCAACTTGAGGAATATGTGGACTCATGGGAAGAACAGGACGGTGACGAGAAAACATGAACGACATCGATAAGTCCAAGAACTGCCATGTCTACTGCAAATATGCCAAGCAGTGCAGATACCTGGATGGCAATGCAGGACAAGATCCAGAAGAATGCTACATGTACTACAAGATCGAGGACATCATGGCTGATGCCAGAGATATAGCTGCCGAAGAAAGACGAATCCGTGAAGAAGAGGAGCGAGAATACGATGAGTGAAAACGTGAACGAAAGAATCTGCCGGAATGTCAAGGCACTGTGCAAGATGAACGGGGTTCTGCTGAAGGACATTGAGAAGAGCATCGGAAAGAATCCCGGTTTCCTTTCCAGACGGTGCAAGGTTACTGCCGACCAGATGGTTATCCTCGCACAGAATTTCGACATCACCATCGATGATCTGATTGCGAACGACTATGAGTCCTCGCTGAAAGCTGCCGACCTGGATGACAGCATCTACGCAGCCATTACCGATATGCGTGATCAGATGTGTATCGGTAAGGATGACATGATGAAAAAGCTGATTCGCTTGTGCAATCTCGCATACGGAGGTGCGGTGGAATGATATGGTACTTCATTGCCGGATGGATTTCCGGGGCAGCTGCGGTGCTTATGTTTTCCTACCATGTATATAAAAAAGAAAAGGAGAAAGCAAAAAATGAAAGAGCTTAACGGCAGGAAAATCCCGGAATGCAGAGTCGATGAGATCCGACTTTCCGCTGATGAACTCAACAGACTCAACGACCAGACGAAGGGAATGATCGATCCAAACATCATCACTACGGCAATGCTCAGTGAAATCAACACAAGCGTTGCTCTTCTGGTGGATATCGCAAGCAACCTTTTGAACCGCCTGGTTGCTGCTGAAAAAAACGCTGAACAGGCACCCGTTGAAAAAGAACATTAACGACTCTAATTGCCTTAGAAAACAACTGCTGATCAGATAAGGAGATGAGAACATGAAAGTAAAACAGAACCTATCGTTGAAGGGAGACTTCCTGTATGTCAACGATAGGTTTTATTACGGTAATGCCCCTATGGGATCGTATCCGTGTAAAGATTGTGAAAAACGGCATGAAGGTTGCCATGCTCACTGTGAAGCTTATATCAAAGCGAAGGAAGAGCATAGCAAGAATGTCTTGGAAGAACTGAAACACCGGAATCCTGGGTTCAGTAAAGAACGAGAAAAGAAAATCCGCAGAGTTGAGCGGAGCAAACGGAGGTAATGACATGGACGGCAAAACAGAACTCACTATCCAACGGCTGAACGTTTTCGCTTCATCGACCATCCTGTCTGACGGCACCAAGACAACCGCCATCGATGCCGTTCAGATTATCCGGAGCCAGGATGAGACAATCAACAATCTGATGGCTGAGAACAAACGGCTTTATGAGGAACTTATAAAGGAGCGGAGGGACGGCTGATGAGCAGAATCTATGTTGATGAGATGCCAAAGTGTGTCGATGATTGCCCTTTTGCTTCTGACAGGATTGTTATGAATGGAAACCAACGGTTGACTTGTTGTTCGCTTAACGGTTACGGTCGCATTCCGTGTGGTCTTGAAGAAGGATATGAGTGCGATTGGCTGATGGAGTTGCCGAAAGGAGATAAAGAAAATGGGTCTTCGCAAGATTAACGATGGTCAGTTCCGTATCTCTCCGGAGGAATGGCAGAAGCGAGAAATGAGACGGCATTCTATCCGGCAGTGGTGTATCACCATCCTACAGATTTCCGGCATGGTCGGAGCGGTAGTGCTGCTGATCTGGCTGATGCAGTGGTTGGGGGTGATTTGATGTACAACAGACCTCGACCGCATTGGAAAGAACATCTGAAACCGTGTCCGTTTTGCGGAGCAACGGCAAGAATTGAGACTTTTATGAATCGAGAATTTGTTTCTTGCGATCACAAGGAAAACTGTCTGATCAAGCCGGACACATTCGATCTTACTTATGACTATTCTATACGGAAGATTGTGAACGCATGGAACAGACGAAAGGATGGTGACGGGGAATGAGCAAAAACCCTGAACCCGTCTGTGTGAACTGCAAGCACGATTACCATGAATCGAACGGGTGCAAAGCCGAACCATGCCGGACTTGTTCAAACGGATGGAAAGGCGAGAACTACACGGAAAACCACTTTGAACCGAAAGAGGTTAGCGAACTTGCACAATCTTGAACAAGTGTAAGTTTCGTGTGAGTACACTTGCACGAAAAGCATAGATTTCGTGTAAGTGCATATGTAGGAGGATAACGGAGGGAAATCGAAATGACTCAGCAAGAAGCAATCCTTCAGTACATCGATGACTATGGATCCATCACAACATACGAAGCATTCGCCCATTTGGGAATTACAAAGTTGACAACCAGGATCAGCGAACTGCGGATGAAGGGTTACAAGTTCTCTTCTGAGCCGATTCCGCACAAGGGCAGATACGGTCGGTCGATGCCATTCTACAGGTACAGGAGGGTTAATTGATGATTTATCTGAAGCTTGCAATTGCAGTTGCTCTTGCGTTTGCCTATTGGAAAATCCTTTGGAAACTGTATGTCAAATCGAAGATCAGCAGCGAAGGTAAGCATATCCTTTTCATCGGTGAATGTATCCTTCTCGCAGCTTGGGTTATTGCAGGAGGTGGAAACTGATGGACAATAGTCATGACATTATTTACGGTCTGTCAGAAGTTGCACTGTTCCTCACCAATCAATGCGGAGAGACAGACTATTCGCAGACGGTTGAGGATGCTTGCGCTGAATTGTCAAAGCATAGGTGGATTTCAATCGAGGAACGGTTACCGGAAGATGGAAGTGACATATTGGCATATTACGCCGATGGAATAGAGACACGGATAATTGCTTGCAACTATTACAAAGGCGTATGGTTCGATTGTTTATTCAACACGTTGATGATATGCAAGAATATCAGCCATTGGATGCCGTTGCCGGAACCGCCACAGGAGGGATGAACATGCCTAACAGGATCATTAAGGAATCCATCTGCACAAGCGAGAACATCGACCAATTGTCTGCCTTTCAAGAGACATTCTTCTACCGTCTGATCGTCAACTGCGATGACTACGGACGGATGGACGGAAGACCGAAGGTGTTATCCTCCCGTCTTTTCCCTCTGCGAGACATCAAATTGTCTCAGATTACTGAAGCAATGAATGCCTTGTTGGCAGCTGAGTTGATTATTCTTTACGAAAAGGACGGTCATGTCTACATTCAGATGAAGACATGGGATCACCATCAGACGATACGGGCGAAGAAAAGTAAGTATCCGGACATCAATGACGAAAACGTGCAGATTTTGACATCTGAATACAATTGCATGCAGATGAATGCAGATGCAAGCAGATGTTCCCGTAATCCAATCCAATCCAATCCAATACGAATCCAATCCGAATCCGAATCCGAATCCAAACCCAAGTCCAGGCGAACAAGTTCGCCGGAGACAGACGAATTGTTCGATGCGTTCTGGAAAGAGTATCCGAAGAAGGTGAAGAAACCGGATGCCATCAAAGCATGGAACAAGATTCCTCCGCTGACGGACCCTCACGATGTAATCGAAGGTGTGCTTCGGTGGAAGAAGAGCGATCAGTGGACACGGGATGGTGGACGGTACATTCCGAACCCGGCAACCTGGCTCAACGCCCGTCAGTGGGAGGATGAGGTGCAGGAAACGAGCAACACAACGAAACCTTCTGCACAATCCGCTGCCGGATATGAGCAGAGAGACTATTCCGGAGAACAGGACGAAGCTACAAAGCGGATGATGGAAACGGAGTGGTGATGTGCGGAACGTGTGCGATTACTGCGAGCATCAGCGGAACCGAAAGACCGATTCCTGGTACTGCTCCAAATACGGCATTCCGATGCACGTTGAGAGGATCTACTGCGTGAGCAATGATCCGGACAAGCAGAAGGTGCAGTACAAGGGCATCGTCAAAGCGGAACAGATACAGACGGGAGATGATACGAAATGACATGCACGTTGGTCACAAGCAAGAACATCGGCAAGTGGTGCCACATTGAACGTGTGAAGCGAGGGTGGACAATGGAAGAGTTGGCGAATGATGCCAGGGTATCCAAGTCCACTGTTGTCCGGTTGGAAACGACCGACAATACGCCATCAATGTACACGGTTGAACAGATCGCCAAGGCGTTTGGCAAACGGATTGCAATCATTGACAAATGAGGAGGTACAAACATGGAAACGAGCTTTAACTGCACGGACAGAGACAAAGGGTACATCAGTTCTGACGAACGGAAATGGGTAAACAAGATCCGGAAACTGAAAGAGCAACATCCGGACGAGGTGCGGATCATCCGGGAGCCAGAACAAAATGACGGCTGCATCTACGCTGAGATTCCGGTGAGTTGGTTCTCGATCAGACCTCCGGTCAAACGGGTGCTGACGGACGAACAGAAACAGGCAATGTCCGAGCGAATGAAATCAATCAGACGGGTTTCTTCTGGAACACGATAAGGAATCGAGAAAATTAACCCAAACACCCCGGTCTGATACTTCGGATGAGTATTTGTCCATCCGGCAATTAAAACGGCTAATTTGGGGCAAAAATCCAATTAAACAAGATGAGGTACGAAAATGGGTGCGAACAGACAGATGCGAAGACGGATGCAGAGGGAGCAGATGCACGAGTGGGTACGGACCGGAAAGGCAGAGAAGTTGCGAAGACTTCAGCAAAACGGTATTACCCAGGACGACCTCGATCAGTACTACAACGATGGGTACAGAGAGGGGTACGACTATGCTTCTACCGCTTTCTTCCGGTGCATGTATGCAGCTATTGCAAAGGAATTGCATGAAGCCGGGAACGGTACGGATGAGGTCTTGTCTTTCCTTCGCAACGTGGATAACCGGGTTGCCACCATGTTTGATGCGGATGCTGAGATCGATGAAGTCTATCAGATGCTTGGTGTCCGGCTGAATATCTCCAGAGAAATTGACAGATTTGAGGTGACAGAAAATGGCTGATGAAAAGAAAATGAGGACCAGGTGCTACTACACTGACTACGTTAACCACATGATACGGTTCTTCCTGTCTACGCCAGACAAATTAGACATGGAGGGGAAACGGAAATCCGACCTTGACAATTGGTTGGCAGTACAGGCGGTGTGGTACAAACTTCCGGACGAAAGCAAACAGGTACTGAAGACGATATTCGGACTCCATCACAGGGTGTCTGAAGGGGTGCGGATGTACTGTGAACAAACGGGTGCGGATGAGTACAAAACGTGGGTGTTCATCACGAAAACCTGTGCAGCCATCGCAAAGAGACGGGGTCTTGTCTGATCGAAAAAAGCATAAAAAAGAACCGCCATCCAGGTACGGATGACGGTTTTATTATTGGGTACGGGTTATTCTGTCGGTTTGTTCCGGACGATATCGTTCCATTCGACCATGAAGTCATGCGGATTCAGATTCTCCGGCAGATCCGTATCCGGATCCATCCAGGAAATGTACTGCTCTGCGGTTTCTTCATCAATTTCCGGTACGGGGAATACATCTGCGTGTTCAATCCAATTGGCAGCAAGTTCATGGATAGTCATTTTATTTTCCCTCACTTTCTTTTTCAGTACGGGTACGGGCAATGTCGGCACGGATTAACTGCTTTATGTATCCCTGCATAGAGGGTACGGAGGACAGTTTTTCGATGATTTCCGCATCAGTTTCCTGGTTCAGTTTCAAGCCGTAGAAACGGCAATGTGCCTGGTCATATTTTGCCTGGGCAATACTGTGTTTATTTGCCATGATAATCATCCCTTTCAGTATGTTGTACCTATTGTAACAATAGGTACGGATCCTGTCAATCAAAGTCGGTACGGGTTTCAAGTTCTTTTGCGATTCGCCTGTTTTCATCAACTTCGGCAAGGAAACCAAATAGCATGTCCTCCAATTGGTTATGTCTTTCAATATCACCGATGAAATTACCGGATTCATATGTTGCCATTTCCATTACTTCTTCGGCGGTATATACATGCGGTTTTTTCGCCTGTCTCTGGTCAATAGGGAATCCGGACATTTCTTTTCCAATTCCGGATTCGCCAAACAGGTACGAAAAGTAAATAGTTTTGTTCCCTGTGCCTTTTGCCACAATGGCAACAGTATACGTTTCGCCATCAACTTTGATTGTGTCATAATATCCCGTAAACTTTTTCATTGTGTGTTCCTTTCTCCCCGTCTCGCCTGGTAGGACAGCGTTATTAGGTACGGAATCAATCAAAACCAGGTACGGGTTAGTGTTCAACCTTATACCAGAATTGGTACAGGTGATACATGCAGCTTGTGAAATCACCATACTTTGCAATTTGCTTTTTGTGCATTGTGCCGTGTTCATAATACTGATGGAAAATCCGGTACGGATTGACGGTATCATCTTTCCGGTGAATGACGGTGAACACAAAACCGCCTTTATTGATTTTCAATACCGTTTTGTTTGCTGCGGAATAACTCTTGTTTTTCATGGGGTAAACCTTCCTTTCATTGTCAAATTAGGTACGGGAAACAGGTATGGGACGGATTGAAACCAGGTACGGATTAGGTACGGATCAACCAGGGAACATGTCACAAAGATTGTTCCAATAGTCGGCACATTCTCTTGCCAATGATGGATCCGGACAATAATCATCCGGGTCTTTTTCTTTGTTCCATTCCGTTAAGCTGATACGCATATCATCAACCGTCATTTTTTCTCCCCAACAATCAGAACAGTGATACGAATTGGCAATATATTGAATGTATTCCGGTTCCGGATCCAGGTAATAATCCATCCATATACGACCATGCCGGAAACCTTCCGGCGGCGTGAATTCCGGAATTTTTTCGATATCTGTTAAATGATACAGGTATTTATACTTTGTTTTGCCTTTTTCCCAATCAAAAGCGGAACCAGGAACAATTCTGCATTGTTTACGGTACTTTTCCCATTGCTTGTAATTGTCAATCCGAATAACATAATCAATTGTTGCAATACATTTAACAATTGGTTTTTTGCCTTTTCCTGTTTCCGCTAACATTACACGCCTGCCGACTAACTTTTGCAGTGTGTTTCTGTTCCTGGTTTCAAATAGTTTCAATCCGGAAAGGATCCACAAAATAAACGGGAAAACAGAACAGTTAACAAAGACAACGGGATACATTTTTTTATACTTCCTTTCATGGTAATTATATTAGTTGCTTTTCATATTGTGTCTAATTGCAATGGCGTTTATTGGCGTTTTTTGCCTGGCTTTACATGCCTGTTATACTTTCATTGATAGGATATACCAGGAAAGACCACAAAAGGCATGAAACAGGCATTTTTTATGGGATTTTAAATATCCGTTTATAATCTTGAATAATTGCAACGGATCCGGCATTGCTTGCCATAATAATATATTTGTTCCCTTGCCTGTCAAAAGCGATTGCAGCAGCGGAAAAACCATTTTCAATTGAATAATATTTTTTTATGCTTTCCTGGTTTAAACTGTTCATATGGACAACGGATATTTTTTTATTTTCAATTTGTAAAGTATGGACAGGCATTATGCCGGAACGAATTGCAGTACAATTTTTATATACTAACATTGTTTTGTGAATTTCCTTTCAATTATTTTTTGACAATGTAAACAGGCATTTTAACCAATTCGCATTGTACAGTGTTTTTCATATGCTGCCAGGCGTTTTTTTGCAGTTGTATATTTCATTCCTGTTTCAAGCATACCAGGAAAAACGAATTCAACATATTGAATAATGTTATTATATACTTTTATATAGTTTTCTCTTAATCTATAACCATCAAAATAATGCAGCATGTGCCAGGAACAGTTACAATTATCTTTTCCGTTATAATAACTTTTCATTGTGTTATACCTGCCTTTCGTTATTAGTCCAATTTATTTTTTTGTTGCAATGTGGACAGATTTTATCATTTTCCGTTATTGTCATATTGCAATAACCACAACGGAAAGAAAACGGAACGTTTATACCATGATAATAAATAGTTGGTTTATATTCTTCCTTGCTAACTTCATTGTTTTTGATTAGGTTAGTAATATTCACTGTTTTTTCCTCCGTTTTTGTTTTTGTGGATCCTGGTTTTTTTATTGTGAAACCAGGAAAACACGTTTTATTATTTCAATAATTCATTGATATAAAGATTATTGTTCCGGAAATAACAATTCTTTTTTGCTTTGATACATTCAATGCATTTTTTCCCTCCGCAGTTTATAACAATATTGTGTTCCGCTGCATATTTTTTATTGTATACGGTAAAAATATGATCAACAAACCAATAACGGGACAAATCAATATTATCCGGCTTGTTTAAAAAGCTGCTTGAATGGACATATGTTGTGTTTTTCGGTTTTCCCTCAAGCGCAAAAGCCTTTTCCCATATGGCAATATTTTTTGACCATATAGCACAGCGTTTACCAGGGAAAGCCTTTATAATCCGAATATAATTTATTGCTTGCGTTACATTGGCAGTATCCCCAAAACTTTCAATCCTGAGATATGGAAAGATAATGACAAGAAATTTGAAAAAGCGAACAGGGATTAGAACATTTCGCAAGATAATGCCATTTAAAATATTGTGTTCTTTCAATCCCGTTTGCCTTGACTGCTGAGAATGTGCATAGCAATGAGAACAGATACAATCTTTTATTGCCTGTCTTGCCTTACAAAAACAATTATCATGAACAGACGATGAAATACTGCAAATTCCTTCCAATTTCAATGACATATGGTTGACAATCCACAATGCATGGATAAATACCATATATTCCGCATTGGTATACTTTTCTTTTGCCTGTTTCAAAAGTCCAATAACGGACAAATAAAGAGTTAATACAGATTTGCAAAACCATGTATAAATTCCTTTTGTACCTGTCAAGCTAATTTCTTCTGTTAACAATGCTGTTTTACTCATTTTTTTATACTTCCTTTCAATTTTTATCTGTTTAGTTTAGAGTTACCAGGTAAATTATTATCCGTTAAATTGACCATATCTAAATTTCTTGCCTTTTAACAAGTCATATCTTTTTAACAATTTAGTTTCTTGCGCTTTTGCTGCTGCAAACGTTTTGTATTGCTTTTCATGCAATGTCTGTTTTTCAAAATAAATTGTTAGAATCCAGGATCCGTCATTCTGTGCAACAATTGTTGATACAGTATCGTTTGTAATAAATAATTTATCCATTGTTTTCCCCTCCCTCTTTTATTATCCGTTTATCCATTTTTCAAATTCGGAAATAGAATTGAAAGCAATTGCACAACAATGAAAATTGTTAGCTCTAATAATAAACATGTGTTTCAATTCGCTGTCCATTCTGTCAACCATGAAGGAATGAGTAATATATTTTCCGTTCTTTTCATTCTCAGCAATAATATTATCAATAATGTCATATTGCTTGTAACGTTCATTCCTGTTCTCAAAACCATTGATATAGTTGTCGTTTTTCCTGGTATGCAGGATCCCGGAAACATTCATTCCGCATTCATCGTTTAAAAGCATTATCAATTCTTCATCTGTCATATAGTATATGCTATTTGTGCTTGTTTCCTGTTTGTTACATTCATGCAGCACGATACCATTATTTGTAATGATATCAAACGCCTGTTCCCGTGTTAACTTCATTGCTGGACACCTGCCTTTCAAATTTATAGGTATTAACCTATTACACATTATAAATATAATTCGGCAGTTGTCAAGCTTTTTTATCTTTTTTTATTGGATTTGTTCCGGATCCATCTTTATTATCTTTTTTGTTTTATCTCAGCAGCAAATATATATTATCTGTTCTCATATGAAGCCAGGATAATATTATATATCTATTCCATCTGTATATTTTTCTTTCTTATATAATATATTATATATAGCATATAAGTATTTTATAATATTATTTTTATAATCATATCTGTATAAATATATCTGTATAAGCATATCAATATATTATCTGTCTTATAATATGCCATGATATTTTATTGGATTATATATGTTTTATAATATGTGTCTGTATATTGTTTTGTATAGTTATATATAGTTGTGTATAGTATAGTTATGTATTGTTGTTATGTATTGAGAAGACTAACCATAACAAATATACCATTGTCCGAAAATAATACATACTAAACTGATAGGATATAAGTATATTATATACGGATCCTGGTATTAGATAATACAGATATTCTTTCAACTATTCATAAAAGTATAGTTTAGCGAATAGTTGATATACTATATATAGATATTACATATCAAAACATACAATATATTGATTATATGCAGTTATTCCGTTTTATACAGTGATTATACATGCTTTATTCATGCATAAAATACCTGTATCTGGCAGCGTTTTGCATAACCTATAATACCCCTGGGGAAAGTAGGTTATCCCTCACCGCCCGGGTTACCCCTCCCAATATCCCCAAAAAACAAAAAGAGCTATCTGCGATGCCAAGAATGGCTATAGTGAATAGAATCGCAAGCTATATATATAATAAAATAGCCAATATAAATATCCAAAGATTTGACAATGACCAAAGAAAATAGTATTTTGGGCATAAGAAGGTGTAAGATATCTGCCTTTAACTGACCTATACGGGGGTGAAGAGGATGGCAGAAGGGAAAAGGGGAAGACCCAAGGGTAGGAAGAGCAGTTATACGATGACAGAGAAAGCACTTGCTCAGCGAAGAGATGCCGTTGCGTTGCCTGTTGCGAGGACAGAAGAGGAGTTTGACTACAATAGCCGTCTGATTGCTCATGCGATGAAAGTACAGGAGATTGCAGCGAATGCGGATAGGGGAGATATCCTTTCACTGAAGTCGTGTTTCCTGGCGTATCTTCAGCTATGTCAGCAGGACGGGTTTTCTGTCGGCAATATGGGAGCATATGCTTCGATGGGGATGTCAAATGCGGACTTTATATATTTGTCAAAGAAGTCGGATCCTGCCTACCGTGACTTCTGCAAATGGGTCAAACAGACATGTGCTTTGTTCCGGGAGACCAGGGTTGCTGACGGAAAGCTGAATCCGGTCATCGGTATCTTCTGGCAGAGGAACTATGACGGGTTGCGGAATGACACTGAACAGGTTCAAGCCATCCAGGAGCAGGAGGATGAGTATTCACAGTTCGGTGGAGATTCGTATAAGGACCGTTACCGCAATCTGATCGGCAGTAAGGAGTGACTTTATGGAGCAGATAAACGAGAATCGGCAGTTATTCCTTGCCATGCTCCGTGAGGGAACAAACGGTGATATCACTGCGTTCGCTGATGCGCTCCGGCTGATACAGGAGATCGAGAGAGACGGTTCATCGGCGGTTCTTGATCATAGGGGCATTGAGGTTGCCCGTGAATATGATCCGGATAACTTTGCAGCTGCCCATGAATACTCTGAGATGCTGAGAGGGTATCTGTCTCAGTGCCAACCGGACAATGAAGCGGACGGGAAGAAGGTCCTGCGGATATACCGGGATAGTCTTCTGTTCGATGCTCCGTGGGATTTCGATTGCTTCTGCCGATATATTGAGTGGGACCGTGAAGAGGACAAGAAGTTCTACATGCCCAGACGAAAGCAGCTGCTGCCGTTGGCACGGGCACTTCAGCGGTTGGAGGAACGGAAAATCCGTCTGCTCTGTATCTCGATGCCACCAGGAACTGGCAAGACAACTCTGGCTGAGTTTTTCCTTGCGTGGACAGGCGGTAGGCATCCGGAACTGCCGAATATTGTCGGTTCCCATAGCAACAGTTTCCTGCGTGGGGTTTACGATGAGATTCAGCGGATTGTAGGGAAACGGTCAGAGTATCTGTGGCAGAAAGTGTTCCCTAACGTTCATCTGGTCGGAACAAATGCCAAGGATCTGATGCTTGATCTTGGCACTCGCAAGCGGTTCAGCACGTTTGAAATGGCATCTATCGGAGCCGGGAACGCAGGTCGTGTCCGTGCTGCCAACCTTCTGTACTGCGATGACCTTATCGACAGTATCGAAACGGCACTGAACCGTGATCAGCTTGACAAGATCTGGAGTCAGTACACCACGGACTATCGGCAGCGAAAGATCGGTGATTGCGTTGAACTGCATATTGCGACCCGGTGGAGTGTTCATGATGTGATCGGACGGCTTGAGGATGCCTACGGTGATGATCCAATGGCTGAGTTCATCGTTTGTCCGGCACTTGATGAGAATGAAGAGTCCAACTTTGATTACCCGTATAACGTAGGGTTTACCACTCAGTTTTACCATGAGCAGAGGGAAATCATGGATCCTGCTTCGTGGAAAGCACTGTTCATGAATGAACCTGTTGAGCGAGAAGGTCTGCTATATCCTGTAGGATCACTGCAATCGTACTTTGAATTGCCGGAAGGTGATCCGGATGCGATTATTTCCGTATGCGACACGAAGACAACGGGCAGTGACTTCTGTTGTATGCCGATTGCGTTTCAATATGGCAACAAGTTCTACATCGAGGATGTCCTGTACGAAGACTACGCACCGGACATTGTCGAAACAAACATCATCGAGAAACTCGTCAAGTGGAATCCGCACCTGTCAAGGTTTGAATCAAATGTCGCAGGTGGTAAGTTGGCATCTGTAGTGCAGGAAAAGATCAAGGAACGGGGTTGCCGTACAAGAATCGAAACCAAGTGGACTCAGCAGAACAAGGAAACCAAGATCATGGTCGAAGCACCCTGGGTGAAGGAACACTGCATCTTCAAGGACGATTCCGTTCTGCACGGAGACGAACACCGTGAATACCGGAGGTTCAAGCAGAGTCTGCACACATATTCCCTGGCAGGAAAGAACAAACACGATGACGGTCCGGATGCAATGGCTCAGTTGTCGCAGTATGTCCAGAGTTTCGCAGGGAGCAAGGTTCAGATTGTCCGGCGTATATTTTGATCTCATTGTCTAATATGTTTAGACAAATTATAGGCTGAATCTATTGACAATTGTTTTTTCACTGTTTATAATCCGAGTGAAACCATATGTATTGTCAGATAATAGCAACGCACTTTTGCGAGAGATCGTGAGAGTGCGTTTTCTGTTAACGGAGGTGAGAACGTGGGCGAAGTGAACGAGAACCATCAGCAGTACCAGAACTCTGATGAGCAACGGCAGCAGATGGCACGGGCAATTTACGCTTCGAAAACGATGTTTGGTCGGACGATGATCCTCACTTCCGCTAAACGGATTACCGCTGACAACGTGGTCAAGATTGTCGAACAGGCGTACACGACCCATCTGAATAACCGCTCCGACATCGATTACCTGTGGAACTACTACAAGGGCAAGCAGCCTAGCCTTTACCGGACACGGGAACTGCGAGATGAACTCACTGCCCATATCTGCGAGAACAGGGCAAATGAGATCGTGACCTTCAAGACGGGGTTCATGGTCGGTAAGCCGATCAAGTACATAGCTGCCCGTGAAGGTGACGATGTTTCCAGGTCCGTTGCCCGTCTGAACGATGCGATGCGGATGGTCGGAAAGAAAACCGCCGACAAGAAACTCGTTGAGTGGCAGATGATCTGCGGTGTCGGTTACCGCTATGTGGTGCAGGAAAGGAACAAGCAGAAGAAAGTCCCGTTTGCCCTGTACACCCTGGATCCCCGTAACACCTTCGTCATCCGCAGGAACGATTACTCACAGGCAGTGCTTGCCGGAGTGAACTATGTGGTCGATGAGAACGAGAACGTAACGTTCACAGTCTACACGGACGATTCTGTCTACACGATCAACGGAACGCAGAGCGGAACGATCACGAAACAGGCGGTTAACCGCTTCGGATTGATTCCGATCATCGAATACCCGGCGAACAGTGCAAGGCTTGGGTGCTTTGAGATCGTCCTGTCCATGCTCGATGCGATCAACGATTTCGATTGTGCGAGAAAAGAAGCGGTTGAACAGTTCGTCCAGAGTCTGCTTGTCCTGTACAACTGCCAGGTGGACGAAGGGACTACCGCCGACACCATCCGTGCAGCCGGAATGATCCTGCTGAAGACTACAGGTGATGCCAAGGCTGATATCAAGGTGATTGCCGAGGAACTGAATCAGCAGCAGAACCAGACTCTGAAGGACGACCTGTACAACAGTGTGCTTCAGATCGTGGGTATGCCGAGCCAGAGTTCTGCCGGGACTTCCGATTCCTCCAATAACGGAGCCATCGTTCTGAAAAACGGTTGGCAGGGAGCGGAAACCAGAGCGCAGGACTTTGAAGCGGAGTTTGAACTGCCGGAGATGGAGATGCTCCAGGTTGTCAGCGTGATCTGCGGAACGATGAAGAATGGCGAGTACGGTTTCGATCCGATGGACATCGAAGTGAAGTTCACCAGACGGAACTACGAAGACATCCTGTCGAAGTCTCAGACACTGATCACCATGCTGAACAACGACAAGGTGCATCCGCAGAAAGCCTACGAAGCATCCGGTCTGTTTACGGACACCGAAGAAGCGTATCAGATGGGCATGGCATGGTTCGCTGAACACGGAGAGCAGAATCCGCAGCAGAATCAGCCGAGAACGGTGGTCGTTGATGAATGAGCAGTGCCATCTTCGAGTGGGATGAACTGAACCTCCTGCGAGAGTCCGTTCCGGAACTGCTGAGATCCTATCAGCAGAAAGACCGGAAAGCCGTCAGACGGTGGTGCGACTACATGGAGTTCGTCCTCTGCCTGGTATACGCCTACGGGTGGAAGGATGCCGAAGAGATCGTTGGGATCGTCCCTTTCAAGGACGGACTTGATGATAAAGCAGTGAACCTTGACATCGATGGAGAGACATTCCGGGATAGAATCGAACGGCAGCTTGCAGAAGGTTCTCCGGACGGAATTCTCCGCATAATCGACACTGAGTCTCACAGGGACTACAACACGGCAGTATACGATGCCGGGAAAGCAAGCGGAATCAGCGGACTCAAGAAGAGGTGGAACACACGGATGGACGATAAAGTCCGTGATGCACATGCCTACATGGAAGGAATGACGGTGGGCATGGATGACCTGTTCTACACCTACTCCGGTGAATCAGCAATGTTCCCCGGCGGTTTCGGAGTACCGGAGCTAGATTGTAATTGTAGGTGTGCCGTATCCCTTGTGAGGGAATAAGACAAGAGAGGAGAGATTAATACGGGTAGTCTCGATTTGATTGTCACCCACTACAAAGAACCGTGGGGTCTTGGCAAGAAGTTTTTCGACATGCTTGCCTTACAAAGGGACATCCGGTTTGAGGATGTGGGTGTCATCCTCGTCAATGACGGGGAGGAGAACGAACTTCCTGCGGAGTGCTTCGAGGGTTATCCTTACGAAATCCATCAGTTAAGCATTCCGCATGGAGGTGTCTCCGCAGCAAGGAATGCCGGACTCGATGTTTCTGAAGCTGATTGGGTGATGTTCTGCGACTTCGATGACAGTTTATCGTCCCTGTTCTCACTGCATCTGATCTTCTGCGCTATGCAGGAAGAGAAGTGCAATCTGATCCGGTCAACGTTCACCGAGGAAACGCAGGACAAAGACGGTGTGATGCACCTCGTGTCGCATGATGACGATGCGGTATTCATCCACGGCAAGGTGATGAGACGGGAGTTCCTGCTGAAGGAAAACATCAGGTTCAATCCCAAGCTTACGATCCATGAGGACGGGTTCTTCAATGTTCTGGCTTACACCTACGGGCGAGAGACAGAACAGAGGATCCAGACTCCGATCTACCTGTGGGCATGGAACGGGAACAGTGTGGTCCGGAAGGACAAGTCGGAAGACTTCATCCTCGATACCTACTCGCATCTGATGCGACAGAGGATGGCACTGACGGAAGAGTTCATCAAACGGGAACGGGTCGATGAACTGATGAAGACCGTGGCGAAGACGGTTGCCGATTCCTACTACGACTTCCAGAAGCACTCATGGAGAGTGCAACGGAACAAGGCAAAGGTGGAACGGGCAGAGAGATGGTTCTGCGCTTACCTCAAACGGTACGCCGGATACTACGCCAAGTGCCCCATCAAGATTACCGCAGAACTCGCATCCATTGCGAGGGCACGGAATCTGATGACCGGAGACATGCTGATGGAGGGGGAAACACTTTCACAGTGGTTGGAACACATCATGAAAGATGTCCGACCGATTCCGGAAGAGGAAATTGATGTTTAAGGCTTACGCCTTGACATAAGTCAGAGAAGACTCTAATCGCAGCACAGTGCAGAGAAGCACTCAAAAATCGCAAAGGAGAAATGAATTATGGCTAATGAACTTGGGAACACCGTTGAAACCAAACAGGTGGCAGAGAATGCCATTAAGAACGACACTCCCTCCGGTGATACCGCACGGGTGAAAGAACTCGAAGCGGAGATCGCAAAACTGAAACAATCGGTCACGAACGCATCTGCGGATGCTTCTTCCTGGAAGAAACAGTTCAAAGAAGCGGACGAAGCACTGAAAGAGAAGATGACGGAGGCAGAGAGAGCGGAGAAGGAACGAGCCGAAGCGCAAGCTGCCATGCAGAACGAACTCGAAACCCTCCGCAACGAGCGAAACATCGCAAACTTCAAAGCGCAGTTCGTCTCCCTGGGATTTGATGATGCGCTTTCACAGGAAACCGCTGAAGCAATGAACAAAGGCGAAACTGCCAAGGTATTCGATGGTATTCGCAAGTTTATTGCGACCCATGACAAGCAGATGGCTGAGAATGCCATGATGAACAATCCCACACTGCCCGGTGGAGACACGCCCAAGACAGTGACAAGGGAACAGTTCAATGCGATGGGTCTTTCGGACCGGAATAAGTTCTTTACGGAACATCCGGACCTGTACCAGGAATACACACGATCATAAACAACAAAGGAGGTTTTCACAATGGGTGAAACCACGAAACTGGCGAACCTTATCAATCCCCAGGTTATCGCCGATTATGTCGATCAGAAACTGATCAACAACATCGTTTTCGCTCCCCTGGCTATGGTTGATACCACGCTCCAGGGCAGACCCGGAGACACGCTTTCCTATCCTGCGTATGCCTACATCGGAGCAGCTTCGGATCTGACCGAAGGAAGTGCCATCAGCACCGTCTCTCTGAACGCTTCTATGGTGTCCGTCAAGGTGAAGGAAGCAGGACGGGGCGTTGAGATCACCGATACCGCCATGCTGAGTGCGTTCGGCAATCCGGTCGATGAGATCGGCAATCAGCTGCTGAAAGCCATGTCCGACAAGATCGACATCGACTTCCTGGCGGTTCTGGCATCCATCGACTCCACCATGACCCAGGCAAGCGTGTCCACCGTTCTGGACATCAGCAACTCTCTGGAGAAGTTTGGAGAAGACATCGATGGTCAGAAAGCTCTGGTCGTTCCCCCGGCACTGTACACCAAGATCCGGAACACCAAGGATTGGGCACCTGCTTCTGAATTCGCTGCGGGTGCGCTCGTCCGGGGTGCGGTCGGACAGCTGTTCGGCTGCGACATCATGGTGAGCAACCGCCTTGCTTCTGCGAGTGCTGCGTACATCGTGAAGCCGGGTGCGCTTGCCCTGGTGCTGAAGCGTGATTCCCTGGTCGAAAGCGACCGTGACATCCTGCGCCGGGTGAACGTGTACACCATCACCAAGCACTACGCTGCGTACCTGTACAACGCAAGCAAGGCTATCAAGCTTGCGCTGACCTGATCCAGGAGGTAAGCATAATATGGGTATGCTTATGCATCATACCTGGCTGATGCTTCAGCAGGAAGAAGAGAAGAAGGGGAAGAAGAGTTCTGCCCCTGCCAAGGAACCTGCTGAAGAAGAGTCCAACGAATACGAAACCGTCCCCTCTCCCAAGACGGGTGGGAGACGGAAAGCAACCAAGTAACGAATGGAGGAAACCGCTATGACAGATTCCGAGAAGATCAACAAGGTGAAAGTCCTTGTGGAAAATGATCCTGTTGCTACGGACGAAGTCGTAGCGGTTTACCTCGATTCTGCCCACTCTGCGATGTTGGAGAGACTTTTCCCTCTCCACCCGGATAAGACCGTTGAGGATATTCCGGCACGATACGATACGATTCAGTGTGAATTGGCAGCACGATACTTCCTCCGCAGAGGTGGACAGGGTGAAATCAACCATGAGGAAAACGGTGTCAACAGGCAGTACGGATCGGTTGACGATGCCGATCTGCTTGAGAAACTGACACCGTTCGCAAGGGTGGGTGGATGAGATGCACACTCTGGCAAGAAACCGTAAGGACATCTGGTACGCCAACCCTCTGTCATGGGAATATGTGACAGATTCCAATGGTTACAAGACCGGAGAAAAGATCGCAATCTATGGAGAACCTGTCCACGACAGGATGAGCATGGCAATCTCCTCCGGTGCGAACAACCTGGGGTCACAGGGTATTGCAGAGGTCGAGCCGTATGGCATCGTCACCGGATATACCCACAGGGCAGTAACCTACGATATGAACTGCCCTATTGCGGAAGAAAGCCGGATCTGGTTCGGCATTGAACCGACAAACGGCACTCCGCATAACTTCGAGGTTGTCCGTAGGGCAGAAAGTCTGAACCACATCATCTACTACCTAAAGGAAGTGGATGTGGCGTGATACTGAACATTCAACTGTCCACTGAGTCCATCAACGAAGCAATTGTCCTTCTGACTCAGCGAAAGGATATCCTCGAAGAACACATCGAGACTCTGGTGGATATCCTGGCTGAAGAAGGGGCAATGGTCGCAAACGGTGCTTACGGCAGCATGGCAAAGGCAAGGTCCGAATCGTCCGGAAACACAGGGAAGATCATTGCATCCGGCAAAGCACCTGGCATAGCCGAGTTCGGTGCAGGATACGCAACGATGGAAGACCATCCGTTTGCAAACAAAGCACCGTACCCTGTCGAGGTCGGATCGTACTCAAGAGCGCAATATCCATACGGCATGTTCTACATTACGAACCATCTGTTCGGAGGGACGGGCGGTTATTGGATCTTCGCTCATCAGTACTACGACCGGGTTGAGCCGAGACATGGGTTGCTGAACGCATACGAATATCTGATGGATAGCAGCACGGAGATCGCAAGGGGGGTGTTGGGATTTTGATTGACATTGGAAACAAGGTGTTTGACACCATCTTCAATGCAGTGAAAGCCGAGTACCCAAATGCGGATGTGACAACGGGTTTTGACGAAACATCTGCCATTTTCCCGTGCGTTGTGGTCTATGAGATGAACAATGCTCCGCTTCGCAGGACGATGACGGACGATTGCGCTGAGAATCATACCCGGATCGAGTATGAAGTATCTGTTTACACCAACACGGTCGGAACGGCAAAGTCGGAAGGAAAGGCAATCCTTGAGATTGTGGATACCGCACTGCAAGGATTGAAATTCCGCAGACTCCGGAAGAACCAACCGCTGAACATTGACCGGACACTGTTCCGTCAGTACGGGCGGTGGGAAGTGGTGGTCGGAAAACCCGTGGAGATCGATGGCAATACGGTGTATCAGATGTATCGGAGGTAACAGAAATGAAAAAGTGTCCCTACTGCGGTCATGAGCAGGACGAGCAGAACAAAAACTGCGAGAAATGCCACGCCGGACTTCCTGCCGACAAAAAAGAATCCAAACCCGTAAAGAAAAATCCTAACAAGGAGAGTGAATGACATGGCACTTGAGTTCTCTACTATCGGAATGAAACTTGGGTATGTCGTGGAGACAACTGCCGGATCCCGTCCGACCTCTGGCGTGACGAACATCCCGGACATCAAGTCGATCCCTGCCCTGGACTTCGAGCCGTCCAACCTCCAGGTCACCAATCTGATTGACAAGGTTCATCGGTTCGTTCCCGGCGTATCCGGAATCGGCAATGACTTCGCCATCACCGCCAACCTTACCGCTTCTCTGAAGTCGGCGTGGGCATCCCTTGTGAGCGCAGCGAATACTGCTTTCGCAAGCGGAAAGTCCACCTGGTTCGAGATCAGCATCCCAAACTTCGATTCCTTCTGGTTCAGCGGAATGCCCGTTGACATGGGTTTCAACGGAGCGGAAGTTGACTCTGTTGCTGAAGCAACTGTCCGGATCATCCCCAACACCGTGGTTGGTTGGGCAACTGCTGCCACCACCTAAGTAACCTGTTGTTAAGAGGGAGGACAGGGATTGATTCCTTTCCGGTTGCCCGTATCAATCGGATTACTCCCCTTAACATATACAAAACAACCTATACGGGAGGTAAGAAATCATGGCAAGCAAGGAAATCAATGAACATGTGAAACCCATCATCCTCCATGACGAGGAAAACGGAATCGACTACACCCTCGAATTCAACCGTGAAACTGTTCGTTTCGCTGAAGCAAGAGGATTCGATGTGGACGATGTCGGACGGTATCCGATGACGAAACTGCCGGAACTGTTCTTCTATGCGTTCCGGATGCACCACAAGAACGTGTCCCGTGAGAAGACCGACCGGATCCTCTTTGATGACCTGGGCGGTATGCCGGACGGCATGGCTGAACGGCTTGGGGCACTGTACGCTGCTCCGTTTGAAGCACTGCGGAATGACGGTGGTGAAAAGGCAAAAAACTCCAAGATGACGGTGGAGATGTAAACGAAGATTCACCGTCAGAGAGAATTACATACACCCAAATATTCAACGAACTGTGTCCTGTTTATATGCTATACGGGATGTCATATGAACAGTTCTGGTTCGGAGATCCGTGGATGGTAAGGGCATATGCCCAGGCGTACTTGCTGAAGAGACGGGCAATGAACGAGCAGTTGTGGTTGGAGGGCATCTATAACGCAAATGCTTTCCAGACGGTGCTTGGGAACGCATTCGGCAAGCATCTGAAGTATCTTGAGAAACCGCTTGACATCTTTGAAAAGACACAGGCAGAAAAGGATGCCGAATTGCGGAGCGAACGAAAGAAAGCTATTGAAGCACTGAACAGGTTTAAGAACCTATTCAAGAAATCTGCGGACAAACAACAGGGGGTCGATCAGAATGGCAAACCTTGAAACACTTGAACTGACTATCAGCGCAAATGCGGAGAGTGCTTCAAAGGGATTGGCGAGTCTGATCGGCTCCCTTTCCACTTTGGGAGGACAGGTAAACCGGAATGTCGGTGCGCTGAAATCACTGAATGCGGAGATTGCCAAACTGAAGGGTGTCGGATCCATTAAAATGCCGAATGTTGCTTCTCAAAGAGCGGTATCAGAAGCGAAAAAGACGGCAAGCATCATCAAAGATCAACAGGATCAGATCCTCCCTCCGTCCACCCCGTACACGAAATACGGAATGACGGCAGAACGATGGGGTTCCATGTCCCAAGCGGAACAGAAAACGTTTGAGAAGCAGGTCCGGTTGCAGTACCGGATGCAACAGGAAGCACAGAATACAAAAAGGGTTATGCAGGAAACCGCTCCTGCAATCCAGGAAGTAAAAAACGCAACCGCTGATCTGGCAAAGACGGAAAAAGAAGTTGCTCCTGCAATGGAAGACAATGGCGTAAAGCAGAAGTCTTTCCGTGAAGGGTTCCGTGACCTTGCCAAAGACATCGGCAGCAGCATTCCGAAGTTCAAGATGCTTCACAGGGTCCTGCGAATCGGCACGACCATGCTGATCCGTATGGGCATCCGTGGACTTTTCAAAGGAGTGAAGGAAGGTCTTGGCAACTACTATCAGTATGCCAAGGCAACAGGCGGTGAGTTCACAAGGGAGATTGATGGTCTGACCTCTGCGTGGTCTCAGCTGAAAAACCAGATGGGTGCAGCCGTTGCTCCTGCCATCGGAGCGGTTATTCCGATTCTGAACGGTATCGCAAGCGCAGCCATCGGTGCGTTCAATGCCTTGAGTCAGTTGTTTGCTCTTCTTGGCGGTAAGGGTGTGTGGTCGAAAGCAACCGCACAGGTTACCGCTTTTGATGCTGCTGCACAGAAAGCCGGGGGCGGTGGCGGTGGACTCAAGGAAATGCTTGCCAAGTTCGATGAACTGAATGTCATTGCCCAGGAGGGCGGTGGCGGTGGTGGCGGTGGCACTACCGCAGAGGAATTCGCAAGCATGTTTGAGGATATGTATGAATTCGATGACCGCATCCGCAGTATTGCCAACTTCATCCGTGACACCGTTCAGTGGGTGAAGGACAACATGGATGTGCTTCTTCAGAGCGCAATTGCAATCGGTGTCGCAATTCTTGGATGGAAAATGAGCAAAGCGTTTGAGGGTGCGTTGGGCGAACTTGGAAAGCTGATTGCCGGAGGTGCGCTCGTCACGCTTGGCATTATCCTTGACTTTGACTTCGGCAAAAAGATTGGCTCCGGTGCAACTCTGAGTTGGCTCGATTGGGTCGAGGGCATCGGTGGCATCATTGCTGCCGGAATCGGCGGTTATCTGATCGCAGGAACGGGCGGTATGGTGATTGGAATCACTCTTTCCATTGCTGCAACAATAACTGGCATCATTGTTGGTGCAAGCAAAAAAGCAGAAGCAATCAAGTGGGGAACCACAACGCTTACACCGGAACAGGTGAAGTCTTACGTTCAAAATCAGTTTAAGTTTGATGTTGAAACTGAGATAACCATCATGGGTGGGAAACTGAAGAACCTCAGAGCAGCAAAAGCGCATCTCAGCGAAGACATCCAGGAGTTTTCCGCTTCTCTTTCAAAGATAGAATTGCAGATCGATGACACTCCTGTAGCAATCGAGAACGCAAAGACCAAGCTTGGGAACGTGATCAAGCAACTTCGAGATTATACAGAGTCTGGCGAAGCGTTGCTTACTGCCTACATCGAGTTCCTGCCGTACACCGATGATGAAAAGAATAGTCTGAAGACCGATATCTTCGGAGCGAACAAAGTGCTGAATGAGTACTTTGAGAACATGGGCAAACATGCAGCGGACCTATATGACCAGGGAATGCGTAACGGTTGGAAGAACAACGAGAAACAACAGATTGTTGCTCTTATGCAACATGTTGAAAATATTTTCTCCGCAGCCGAAAACAACCGTGTCGAAAGCAAAACAAGGAACAAACTGAAGCTAACGTTCAGCGACATGACGAAGGAAACCGCACAGGCGGTTCTTAATGAGCAGAGGAACCTTCTTACTGAGTATTCAAAAGCAATGGAAGACTCGATGCTTGAACAGGTGTCTCAGCTTGAGTACTTCGCCACCCTGGCAGAAGAAGCAGGACTCATGGATCCTGCGACCGGAAGAAAACTTGCAGATGTGTATCGTGAAAAGGCAAAATTCATCGTTGATAGTTTTGAAAGCACGATGAAAAGCAAGCTTTCTGAAACGAAAGATTCAATCAAGCAGGAATGGATCAGTTCTCTTCGCAATGTGTTCGGCACGGATATCGACAATGCGATGTCGAAAATCCTTAGCGCACAGGATTGGTTATTCGGAAGTCACTTTGAAAACCTCCTTAAGCGAAAAATGAATAATAGTATGGATGATGCGACCAAGTTCCTCCAGGCGAAGTTGGAAGAAATCCTTAACATCGACCCAATTATCAAAGAAGCTGCTGAAATGTTCGGAATCAGCGGTTGGGAACTTCTTGGAAATGATGTTAAGAAAAAGTTCTTTGATTCGGTATATAAAGCAGTTGGAACCGATGCGGTCGCACTGCTGAAGAATTCGCTAAAACTGAGCGCAGAGCAGATCATCACGATTTCTGGTTGGGATAAATTTTCAACCAAAGAAAAGCTTGAATTTACGAACGCAATGGTTTCTGCGTTTGGGGCACCTGGTGCGCTTGCAGCAGCCAAGCAAGCCGGAATCGATGTGGTTGCTGCATACAATGCAGGACTCAAGTCTGGAGATGCAAGCACGGTTGCATCTGCGAAGCGGTTCGCTGAACTTGTCGATGCGGAACTGAAGAAGCACAATATCACACTTGATGTCGGAGCCAATTTGGAAGTCAAGATCGATGCATTGGTGAACATCACCCCCAATATTGTCAATAACACAGGCAAAACGATCTCAACGGCATCTCAATCTGCCAAGGCATCCGCAGGAGGGATCGCAGCTACGATTTCCCGTGCTTTCAAGGCAGACGGTGCATTTGGACTCCGGAGCGGTGATGTTTTCATTGCTAACGAGTCCGGAGCGGAACTTGTGGGTTCCATCGGTGGAAAGACCTCCGTTGCCAACCAGGGACAGATCATAGAGGGCATCCAGAGAGGTGTTGCAGAAGCGAACGAAAGCCAGAACGCACTGCTCCGGCAGCAGAACGATCTGCTCCGTGGCATTCTGGAGAAGGAAATGAACGTGAACCTTGGAGCATCCGCTTCGTTCGGACGGACGGTTCGGCAGAGTCTCGACATGTACAACGGAATGACAGGAAGTAGGTGACGAGAATGGCGTACAACGGATATCTGGTGAAGGTCGGAGGAGCATCCGGAACGATCCTGCCGATGAAGTATATCAAAATCGATGGCTATAACATCACGCCGAATCAGCGGATGGAAACTGAAGCGAAGCGTGATGTGACCGGACTTCTCCACCGGAACACAGTTGCCCATACTGCATCAAAGATCGAATTCACGACCCCGTACATGACTAACATGGACATGGATGCCATGATGACACTGTTCCGGAATGCGTGGACAAGCGTTGCCGAGCGAAAACTGAGCATTGAGTACTACGACATGGAAACCAACACCTACAAGGTTGCCGATGTGTATATGCCGGATATCAAGTTTGAAATCGACCACATCGACAATGTCCACAACATCATCACCTACAAAGAAACCCGTGTGGCGTTTATCGAGTATTAAGGCGGTGAGATCCTTTGAGAATATGGCGAAAAAGCGGATTAACGGCATCTCAGAATGCAACCGTTTGGGATGCAATCAAAGCAGGAACACCCGTTCATGTCCGCATGATCTTTACGGGACAGAATATCACGCTTGAAGACCGGGACATCAGCCTTGATTCCGGTCTTGTTGTCAACGATATTTTCAACGGAGACACCGACCTTGTTTTCGGCAAAACGGTTTGCAAGCAGATTAATGTTCGGATTCTGAACAGTGACCGTCTTGACGGACTCAGTTGGACGGGTGAATTCCTTCTCCAGATGTGGATGGAGATTTCCTCAGTTGAATACACATGCGATATCGGATACTTCACCGGAGAAAAGCCGAAGAACGTGACAACCGCAAGGTATATCGACTTCACTGCATATGACCGGATGAAGCGGTTTGATGTTATTGCGGATGAATTCTGGAATTCGCTTACATTCCCAAAGACAATTAAACAGATTTATATCGCTCTTTGCAACTATATAGGGGTCACAATGGCATACGAAGTATCATCTGCACCGTTCAACAGGTCATTCGCAGAATCCCCTGTTGACATGAAAGGATATACTTGCCGTGACATTCTTGGATGGATTGCGGAAGAGACATGTTCTTATGCGATAATTGAATATGATGGACGGTGTTCCATTAAATGGTTTAAGAATAATAACCATGCAATTACAGGCAATGAAGAATTCCGTGTGGAATCTGCCGATCTGAACCCGGGATTGACATGGGACCAGTTCGATCAACTAACACTTGAAAAGCAGGAATCCATGACATGGAATGATGCTGCCGGATATCATGAAGCGTATGCGGTGGATCAGTTGCTGATCAAACAGGTTGATACGGACTTTGATATCAATTATCCTGCTGCACTTGGTGGGAATGTATATGCCATTGTGGACAATCCGTTTATCGTAGTTTCATCTGCAAGTGATGTGGAGGATTATGTAAAGCCGTTGTTTAGCAGAATTTCCGCATTTGGCGGTTATCTGCCGTTCTCGATGGAATGCATCGGTGATCCTGCGGTTGAAGCAGGGGATATCATTACGGCTGATATCAATGGTACCACGCTGACAGTTCCGATCTTTGTAAAGGCCATGCGTTGGAACGGTGGCATTACTGACATCTATGAAACAACCGGACAGATTCCGAGAAGCGCATACGGAACGAACGCAAACAAGCAGACCGTTCTGAATGCCAATTCTTTGAAGATGTTTGTCCGCAATCAGTATTACGACCGGAAAAGTGGCATTGAAATAAAGGATGAAGGAGTGACAATTGAAGGTGATAAGTATATCATCCTCCAAGCTTCTTCCAATTACACATGGACATATGATAAAAACGGGATCAACCTCAAAACAAACAACGACAGTGGTTATGACTATAAATTCTGGATTGGTGAGGGAATACGTGACGGATGGACTCTTTCTGCGAAAACCGCTCTAACATTTCACGAATTGGGGGCAACAAGCGGAACAGACTATATCAAATATAACGAACTTGGCATTTCCATAACACGGGAAGTGACATCCGGTGGTACGACTACTCAAACGCTGAGTAGATTTATCTTCGGCGGTGGATACGAAAGTTCTGAATATGACACGCTTGTTCCTGCAATAATCCCGTTATATGGTGCCCCAATGCTTGGCGATGCGTATCATTCATGGAGCAGAGCATTTATTAACTATATTTGTGGGTATACGATGTCAAACGGCTATGGTCGATTGACCCTTGTGCCATCTGAACACGATATACAGACAAGGTTCCAACTGCTTACTGATGCTAATCATATGTACGCTCAGAAAGCAGGGAACTCCGCAAAGACATTGGTGTTCCGTGGATTGTTCGAAGGTGGTTCTGTTGGGCAAACGACAACTGTAACTGACATGAACAACCTTACAACGCCAGGACACTATTGGATGACATTCAGTTCAAGCATTGCACACAAGCCGTCCTCGTTGGCAAACAATTCTTATTGCGAGGTGATTGTTTCAAAAGCACCGGACGGCGTGTCGAACGATATCCACCAGATGATCATAAAAGAAAACGAGATTTATGTTCGTCTGGCATGGATGGGCACATCATGGGGCAGTTGGTATAAGTTTACGGGAACCGCAGTATAAATAACAAGGAGTGAGAGAACATGTACCAATATTACATCATTGAGATCAAAAAACTTCCGAATGGGGAATATGAACACAATGTCTTCTGGGAATATGATGCAGATCAGCAAGCAGCACAACGGAAAGCAGAGAGCAAAGGGTACGACCTTTTAAGCAAAGCAGCTTTAAGCAACACCGTTCTCCATTCTGTAACCGTGCTTTCTGATGACGGGTTTACCGTGCTTTCCAGAAGCTACAGGAACAACACAGTTGCGAATGATGATAATATCGATGGAGGTGAGGAATAATGTCAACCAAAACAAACAATCTCAAGATGACATTGCCGACAGGCACAGAAAATATCACACGAAGCGTAATCAATGGGAACTTTGAAATTGTTGATGCTGCGGTAGGTAGTGTCCAGGACGGCTTGGCAATTGTTTCCGATGGAGACACGCATGGAGCCATTGCTAACGGGCAATTCGTATATGTTAGGAATCACAATACGCTTGCCGAAGGATTGTATAAAGCGAGAGCAGCCATTGGAGCAAATGTTGCTCTTTCAACAAGCAATTTGACGGCAAATGGCAGTGGTGGACTCAACGATTTGCAATCCCAAGTCAATACGCTAAGCAGCCAGATAGCAGGATACGGTTCATCAAAAATTTATACATTTGGCGCAAACCAATCTATTACAATTCCGATGACAGGTTTCGGCGTTTGGCTGATATTCCGTTCATACGCTCCTAATATTGTTTTTGTTAAAGCGAACGGAGATGTGGAATCCGCAGTTGGTAATGCCGATCATATTTCGGTCAGCGTTTCTAACAATATATTAACCGTTACAAATCTTCTGACTTGGGCGAACATGATAATAGCGATGGGCGCATAATTTTACATCGCTAACGATTCAGATACCATCCACTCTGTGGATTGTATAAATACCAATTTTCAAGGAGGTTGAGAGACTATGAGATCCGTGAGTATACGGCAGTTGGACATGAAACAAGCAACCATCCCCCTTGGGTTTGAGGGGGAAAATGAGTTCACTGAGGTGAGGATCGATTGTAAGAAGACTTTCGATCAGCATCCTAATGCCGTCCCTTCGATGATCGTCACTGATCCTGCCGGAAACAAGTATCCTGCCGTTGTCACCCGTGATGGTGATATCGTTGTTTGGACTATCACCGCAGGAGATCTGACCACGAAGGGTAGTGGCGAAATCCAGATCGAGTTCCTTATCGATGGCACGGTCATCGGAAGGACAGATGTTGCCAGAACCAGGATTGAACGCAGCATATTCGCAGAAGGTGAAGCACCAGATCCTGTGCAGGATTGGGTTTCTGAAGCGAATCGTCTGCTTGCACTCATCAGATCGGCTATTCCTGCCGGAGGAACCGTTGGGCAGTTCCTGGGGAAAAAGAGCAACTCCGACTATGACACGGAGTGGAAGACTCCCTCTGGCGGTGGTGGTGGAGGGACTACCAACTACAATGACCTTGATAACAAACCGCAGATCGAAGGTCATACGCTGACGGGAAATGTTACCCTTGAAACCATTGGTGCACTTTCTACAACTGCACTTGCAGCTGCCATCACAACTGCTCTTGCACAGGCAAAGCAGAGCGGAGAATTTGATGGAGCAGACGGTGATGACGGTGTCGGCATTGCTGACATCGAGAAGACAGGAACATCCGGTCTTGTGGATACCTACACGATCACGCTGACCGATGGGACTACATCTACCTTCACCGTTACGAACGGAGCGAAGGGTGACCCTGGCAACCCTGGTGCTGATGGTGTTTCTCCGACAGTTGCCGTTTCTTCCATCACCGGGGGTCATCGTGTTTCCGTCTCCGACAAGAACGGCACACAGACCTTTGATGTCATGGATGGAGTATCAGCCATAGACGATACTGCCGGACGAGGAGACACGAACAAAGTACTTAGTGCCGACAAAGTCACCGAAATTACTGACGGACTAAAGGAAGCAATAGAGAATAAGCCGGACATTAAAACACCGGAAGAAACCGATGCAGATTTGTATATCAGCGATGAAAGTGGGAATGTGGTTGGAGAGTTTATAAACGGCGGTTTCAGAACGAAGAAACTGAAAGGTTTTGACTATATCACATTCAAATCTGCACAAGAAACATACACCGGAACATCTCTGACCCTTACCGTGGAACATTCCTTCAAAAAGGGAGATCACCTTGTACTTCATGTGAATCGCATTGCGAACCCGGCAAGCTATGGTGCGATTGTCAGCTATTACGCAGACGAAACGGCAATCCTCACCACAAAACGTGCCGATATTTGCTATATCGAATATGTATGCGTTGACGATTGCGATGAAATCTCCGTTGTGTATCAGGGATCGGATTCGCAGATTTCAAGCGGGACGGTTGTTCAGCTTGAAGTTAGTCTGATTGGCGACATTCCGATCACACCGACCGTTGTAACGGTGAAGAAGGACGGGACGGGAGATTTCACAACGATTCGTGATGCGATTGAATCCATCGGCACAAAGGCGAATGATGTGCTGAATCCGTACCGGATTGAAGTATATCCGGGAACTTATGATGTGATGGATGATTACACATCCGATGAAATATCAGCGGCAGGTTACGATGATAGCGCTTCCGGTTTTGCTGGTCCTCTGTTGACAAATGGAATGTATCTTGTCGGAATGGGACAACCGAATGAAGTCATTCTCAATGGTTATCTCGACAGAAACACATATAACGTTTCTGTGCGTGGAGAAATCTCTACGTTCAATATGCAAGGCACTTGTGGCATTGAGAATGTGACGATCATCGGTGAAAACCTTCGGTACTGCATCCATGATGACTACCGCACACCGGTTGGCAAAATCATCAAGAGAACGCTGAAAAACGTTATCCTGCGTGGGTATTATATGGCACAAGACCCAAGCAATACCTACGGATGCGGAGTACATGCCGCCGGGTGCATTTTCGACTTTGAGAATGTTGACTTTGGCGAAAATGTTGGCATCCATATCGGCGGCACACCGCCTTATGAATCTGCCGTTTATTTCAAAAACTGTAAAGGTCATGCATTTGACTATGCGGATAATGAATCTTCTGATCCTGTGGCATGGATTGTTTGTTGCAGATTTGACAACTGTGACTTTAAGAAACTGATCCAAACCATGAAGTATCCTCTGACTTCTCCGCACGTTATCTTCGTTGGAGATGGTGGGGGATCTCCCCTGTATGATTGCGATCCGAGGATGATCTACAACACAGGGGATGTACAGACTGATCCGAAGGTCAAGAGCAAATTCAGCGGCGGTGTCGGTACTGTTGTCAAACTTGGGTTGGATGGAAAATTCTATCTTGCCACAAGCGTTGCAGATGCAAACGGAATCGTAGTTGCTACGGATACGGAAAACAACTACATTCAGATGCGTGGATATGTGAAAACTGACAGAACATCCATCACATCGCCCAGCGTAGGTGATTATGTCGGAATATCCAGCAATAGTGCGGCTATTGTGCAGAATGAATCCGATTCGTTCGGAAAGATTGTCTTTGTGGATAATGACGGCAACGGATATATCAAATTAGATTGGAGGGTTTGATTATGTCTAAGGCATTGATTATTCATGGAGCAAGTTTTTCCGGGAACGCATTGGAACATATCACCTTTGATGATGCGATCCATGCAACTGACATTGAACTGTCAAGTTCAACGCTGACACTTACTGCGATAGGAGCAACAAGTCAACTGACCTATACACTTACACCGGCAAACGCAAAGGATGCGGTAACATGGGTATCATCCGATGAGGATGTATGCACAGTAGACAATGGTCTGGTAACAGTTACCGGATGCGGAGAATGTACGATCACGGCAACTGCCGGGAACGTTTCAGATCAATGTGCTATAACTGTTGCGGTTGAACTTCTTGACTATGGGAAATTCAGACAGACAAGGATTCAAGCCGGGAACGCAACCGGGCGGCAGACAAGCGTTGATGTTCGACTTCAAACTGCGAGTGGAATGTCTGAAAACATGGCAATGTGCGTAGGTGCTGAAACAACTTCTGCACTTATCTGTGCGGCATCGTTGGAGATGAACGATTCCGGGACATACAGACTGATGACACCGGCTGAAATCGAAGCATCATCGGACAACGACAAAAAGAGGATTTACAGCGTTATTGGCTACCCAATACCGATTGCTCTGCCGACCGGATGCACAAAGATTCGGTGCGTTGCGAAGAACGCACTATATGGTGCGTATCCGCTTTTCTTCAAGCGTAGCGTAAGAGCTTCCAACAATTCGAGTAGCTCCGGCTATGCACAGGCGTACCGTGACCTGTCTGTAACGTATGACAATTATACTTTTGATTACGCACAATCGAAAGAATTTAACGTTCCGGATGAATATGATGGAGTTGTTGTCACATGGAAAGCGAACGTTGACGGTGGAGCCGATGCTTTCCGGTACATGAGTGACGATGATCTTGCATTGTTCAAGATCGTCTGCCTGTAAGTCGTTAAAGAAACCAATAGGGAATTTTATCTGACTAACTATTTAACCGACATCCTGTGGTAAATTTATGCCACAGGATTTTTCTATGTTGACAAATCTCTAATTTAATTATACACTAATGGCAAGTCATCTAATTTACTTTACTACGAACCGCTTATGCGGAGAAAGGAAAATCTATGAGTTACGATGCATTGAGAACAGAACTTATCGGCAAAATGACAGAGAAGTATCCGGTTGACTTGATCAATGATTTTCTAAGTACATTAGACATCGTTGCTGCCGGATATGAGGTGGAACGTTAGGAAACGAGTCTTTCCATCATCGGCGAATCACCGGAGATTGTGAGGATCTACATCGCATCCAAGGCGGTGGAGCATCTGAGCATGGGAACGCTGAAGCTATATAAGCTTCGCCTGGACAACTTCTTCAAGACCGTGAGGAAGAGTTTTGTCGATATCACCACGAACGATGTCCGAGTGTACCTGTTCAATTACAAGGCACAGATGGGAACATCCGACCATACAATGGAATCAATGCGGACATGTTTCAACTCGTTCTTCCAATGGCTTGTTGAGGAAGAGTACATCACAAAGAACCCTGTCAGGAAGATCGCAACGATCAAGTATCAGCCGAGCGAACGACATGCCATGAGTCCTCTTGAATTGGAAAAGCTGAGGTCACTGTGCCAGAACAAACGAGAGAAAGCCATTGTGGACTTCCTGTACTCTACCGGATGCCGTGTATCGGAACTCTGCTCTGCCAAGAAGAACGACATCAATTGGACGGAGCGAACGTTCCACGTTGTCTGCGGTAAAGGTGGAAAGAGCAGGACAACCTATCTCAATGCGGAAAGCATCATCTCGCTGAAAGAATACCTCACATCCAGGTCGGACGATGACGATCACCTGTTCTGCACTGAGAGAAGACCGTTCAAGGGATTTGGCAAGAAGACGGTCGAAAACATGCTGAGTGATATTGTCGCACGGTCACCGGAAAGCTTCGACACCCATATTACACCGCACGTTTTCCGGCACACTTCTGCGACCATTGCTCTGCGGAACGGTATGCCTATCGAACAGGTTCAGCGTTTCCTGGGACATAGTAAGGTGGCAACGACTCTGATCTACGCAGCAACAGACGATTCGATGGTCAAGTCCTCCCATCAGAGGTGTGTCAGTTGATATGTTCGATTTCTTCAGCATCCCCTGCCAACGGGGGTGCTTTTTAATTTGTCTATTGCTAATTAAAATAGAGTTGTGGTAAATTATAGTCGAATGAGATTGGTTGCGAGGAGGTGGAATTCGGTGAATTCAGTAGTGTCCATTTCGAAGCTGATTGATGAACTGAAAGCAAGATATCTCAATCACGAACTGACACTGTCAGAAGCGTGTTGGCATCTCGCCTATGCCTGTGAAAAGTGGGCATATGTCTTCGGAGCATGGGGAGCGGAATGTACCGTTGCCGAGCGAAAGAAGAGATATAAAGCACATCCGAGCCATACGACCATCAAAACTGCCTGTAAAGCATTCAATGGTGGAACCTGTTCCGGCTGCAAGTGGTTTCCGGACGGTGAACGGACACGGTGCTTCGATTGCCGTGGATTCACTGATTGGATCATCAAACAGTTCATTGAACTGACAGGGTTCGATCTCCAGGGGGAAGGGGCAACCTCTCAGTGGAACACTGAATCCAATTGGGTTGCCAAAGGCAAAGTGTCTGATGGAATACCGCCGAACGTTCTCGTCAACCTGTTCTACGAAAGCAAGGATGATCCGAAGACAATGTCACATACCGGATTCGGATACAACGGGGAGACTTGCGAGTGTTCGTCCGGCGTGCAACACTTCAACAGGATGAGCAAGAAGTGGACAAAGTGGGCGGTAGCGAAGTGCTTCTCTGCCGACCTTGGCGTTGTTCCTGCTCCGGAAGATCCAAAGAACGGAGATGATAAAGTGATCCTGCCGACACTCAAACGTGGTAGCAAAGGCGAGAAGGTCAAAGAACTCCAGAACCTCCTGCTGAAGCTTGGCTATCAGCTGCCGAAATTCGGAGCGGACGGAGACTTTGGAAAAGAAACCGAAGCTGCCGTGAAGCAGTTCCAGAGGGATTGGGGACTCAAGGAGGATGGTGTGGTAGGTGAAAAGACCCAGGAACTGCTCACCACTGTTCCTGAGAAACCCAAGTTTTACACTGTTACAATTGCTCATCTGACAAAGGAGCAATCGGATGAGATTGTAAATAAATATGGCGGTGTAATAACTGCTGAATGAGCATGGGGAGGAGTGCTTATGGTAGAGTTCATAGTCAAGTATTGGGTTCAGTGGGTAATGGGATTAATCACCGCCGGACTTGCAGCCGTATGTGCCAGGTTGAACAAGAAACTGAAGAAAGAGCAGAAGAAGAATCAAGCCATCGAGAACGGTTTGAAAGGCATTCTGCGTATTCAGATCATTGACACATATGATCGTTGCGTGGCGAACGGAGGTAAGATCTCTCTCAGCCGGAAAGATGCCATCGGTGATGTTTATCGCAGTTATTGCGAACTCTGTGAATCAGCAGAAGCGGTAGATGATACCGTTAAGCAGTTGTACAACGAAATTGTCCACATGCCATTGGAAAGAAAGGAGCGGTAATATGAAACTCAGCAATCGTGCATATGACATCCTCAAGGAAATCGCCCTCGTCTGGTTACCTGCCATTGGGGCACTCTATGTGGGTTTAGCCAAGATATGGGGATTCCCATTCCCTGCCGAGATTGCAGGAACCGTGGCACTGATCGACACATTCATGGGAGCCGTACTGCACATCAGTTCCAAGCAGTACTACCAAGAACTCGACCCTCCCACTGATGGCGAATGACACAACCCAAAAACAACCCAATCGGAATGTGCCATTCGCCGAAAGCGTTGCAACATAATGGTTTCAGCCGATACGAACTTTGACTACGAATCAAAAGGTCGTGGGTTCGAATCCCGCCGGGCTCACTTCCCTCAAACCCAATGAAATCAAAGGGTTTGGGGGATTTTTTATATCCTTCCATAGTGCAGTTTAGTGCAGTTTAAGGTCGTATAATGCTCTCCAAAACAACCCAAAAACAACCCAGGAATTGCACAAAAAAATTAAGCATCCATCAGAGCAACGGCATTTTTCTCTCTTCTTGCGGACGGGTGGTCGTATATCTCCAGGATCATCCGTTCGCTGCCGTGCCCACACCAATCCATGCAAATCCGGATGTCAACGCCTTTGTCCCTACATGCGGTGACAAATGTGTGCCGGAGGTCATGCGGACGGAAATCGACATCTGTCCATCCTCTGAGACGATATTCTTCTGCCTTTTCGGATTCTCCCTTCTCTTTCAAGGCAATATACTTCTTATACTCGTCCGGATGTTCTGCTTTCCATTCCCGTGTAAGATGATACCAACGCTTATGACAACCGTTCAGATAGGTAGACAGGTCTGACATATAGGACTCCCACGCACGGACGAATGCGGTTTCACTGCAAATGGATCCATCCTTGTCCGGAAGGATATAATCCTCAACTCGATCTGTTATCTGCTTTAATGACTCAAATAACGGCACTGACCTTTCGGATGACTCATTCTTCGTATCACCGACTACAGGACGGTTATTCACGAATTTTACTGACTTGTTAACGTAAATCCGACCATCGTGGATATCCTTCTTCCGCAGTGCGAGGACTTCGCTCCTCCGGAGTCCGGCTTTCATCATGATCATTGCTGCATTCTGGCATCTGTGCGGAACGGTTTCGACCAATTCGATTTCCGTTTCCGTAAGGCATCTGTGAGTTCCCTTTGTACCTTTGTGTGGTTTTACGGACTCTGCCAACATTGGATTATTTGTGCAATATTTATTGTCAATGGCATACTGAAAGAACGACTTATACAAAAATACGGCTTTTTTTATGTAAGATTGTGAAAGACCATCGTATTCTTTCCAGACTCTTTTGATATCCGCAGGAGACACGGCACAGACAAGTTTGTTGCCGATGGTGTTCGTCAGTTTCTCAAGGACGGTGACATACTGATTATATGTCCGCTTTTCAATTCCGGACTTTAATTGGAGCCATGTTTCCACAAGATCGACAACCGGAATTGGATCCGGTCTTTCAATGCCGTGTTCCACTTCGTATTTGTAGGCATCCCTTTTTGCTCTCGCTTCTTCGGATGTCTTTCCGGAGAACCGCTTGCCTTTGTAATACGCACGGCATCTTCCATCAGATTGAACCTTCAGTTTCGCCATGCTTCTTCCTCCTTGGACAAAGCACCTTCAGTTCCTCTGCTCTATCAATCAGTTTATCCTGTCCGGCAGGAGACATTGCCCGGAACAGTTTCAGCAGACGGTCTTCCAATGACTCTTCCGGGTGCTTTTCCTCAGTAAGCGCAGATTGACGAATTCCGAAGAAACGGCACAGTTTTTCCATCGCATCTGCCCGTGGATATCCTCTTCCGGTCACCCAAGCTGAGACGGTCTTATACGAAACCTCTGCGTATTTGGCTATGTCCACCTGTTTTACCCTGGATGTGCGGATCAGTTCATTCAGATTGTTCTTGAAAATCTCCCTGTCCGTCATGTTTTCTCTCTCCTTCAGATAGATTATCCGACCTTTACCGCCACGCCACTTTTTTTATGTTCTTTCAACATCTTCAAGGCATCTTCCCTTGCTCGACTGTCCGCTTCACGGAAAGCGGTGACAATTTCCATTTCCTCTTTCGTCAGAATCTCTTCCCTCCGGAAGAATATAGCCGGGTCTATGTGTAGTGTGATGCAGAGTTGTTCCTGCTTGTCCAATGTGATCTTTTTGATCTTGCCGTTCTCCCATCTCGACACGGTGCTGCGTGGAACACCGCAAGCCTTGCCGACATCGTCAAGAGTCAGATCAAACTTCTTCCGTTGATGACGGATAAGTTCTCCTATTGTCATTTTTGCACACCTCCCCGTGCATCAACATCTTATCATTTGTTCCCCAAAAATGCAAAAAAACTTTTGAAAAGTAGTTGACTTTTGATGAATTATGAACTAATATACCACTAAGTTGTTGCAGAAAAATGCACCAAATAAGCAACGGGAAGGAGGACAACAATGAAGGGGAATCTCCTACGGGCAAAGATTGTGGAGAAGGGCATGACAGTTGATAGTCTGTGCAGTAAAGCCGGATTCGTCCGTTCTACCTTCGACCGCAAGCTTTTCGGACAGACTCCGTTCAACTGCGATGAGGTCGGAAGGATCATCGATGCGTTGGACCTGTCTGAGCAGGAACTCGTTACTATTTTTTTTCCAAACTATGTTGCAGAAAATAGCAACAAATAATTTATAAGGAGGTCTATATGGACAAGAAGCAATACGAAGCCATGAGTCTGATCATGGCAAAAGGCAGGAAGTTTCTGGATGATGTCTACGGATTGATGAAAGAGAACGGTCTGTTTGAACAAAAATACACTGCCCGTTTTTGCATCAGTGATTGCTCAGATGTTGAAAACATCAATGGCGAATGGCTGATCACCGCAGAACTTTGCAAGGCAGTTGGGTTATCTGATTTTGACGAACGAAGAGCAACTGAGATGACTCAGTGGAACGAGAACGAAGAAGGGTGGAGGATTATGAATGACCCCATCTGCAAAAGCGGACCATTACAGAAAGACATTGACCTGTCCGACCTGCCGTCCGGAGTATTCGGAATCAGCGAACCGGAAAGCAATGGTCCTGCTACAGGAGAAACGGCAGAAGCGGTTGCTGAATCTGGCAACGGTAGCATGTGGTTTTCTGCTGATGACAATGATCCTCCTATGGTTTGCCGAGGTGATCTGAATGACGATCTGGCTGAGTCCGACACAGGTGTCTGAGCGGGTCGGAGTGGCGAGAAGAACCGCCATGACGATGATGCTTGAAATGCATCCGGTGTACATCAGCGGAACCGTCCGGAAGAGGATCAGAGTATCCGAGGAAAGCCTGGACAAGTGGATGGCTGCACATGCGGTCGGCAGGAAAAGTCCGGTATCGTCCATCGGCACAGGATCCATCCGGAAACTGCCAAGAAGGAGGTGAAAGAAATGGCAAAGCCGTTGCTCGACATCCTGTGTACGAAGGGAGAACCATACTGCCCCTATCCGATTGAGATGAAGGTCACGATGGATGACGGGTCTGTTCAGACCTACGTTCTTCAGAACAAGACGGAGTTTCAGTTCCGTGCGGTGATGGATAGTCTGGACCGGATGTGCGGATATCATTCTCCGCATATAAAAAGAAGACGGCATCGTAGGTGGCACTGCGATACCGTCCGGTAAGGTGATATGGTATGACACGCTTATTCTAACATGCGAGAAAGGAAAAATCAAATGGACATTCTGAAGCAGATTCTGAACGACATTGACAAGTGGGAAGAAACCGTCCGCATCTCTGAAAACCCCAACGATAATCCTCTGGTGGATTCCTACAACGAGGGTGTCAATGCGATGGCAAGCAAGGTGAAGTTTTATCTGAATGTTATCTACACTGCGAACGGAGGTGGCAAATAATGAACAACAATAGCGGAAGTCGTGGCATCGGATTCTGCGGATGCCTTTGTCTCCTGTTCATCGCACTGAAGCTGATGAACGTTATCAAATGGTCATGGTTGTGGGTTCTTGCTCCGATATGGGTTCCTACCGCAATCCTTGTTGCGAGTTTCATCTTGTGGGCAATCATCAAATTCGCCTGTGCCATTTTTAAAAAGAGTCCGAAAGAGGTGAAGAAATAATGGGAATCCCTGTTGGCATCTACGCAAAGTCCGGAGCAGGAAAGTCCTACTCCATGCATGACTTCAATCCTGGCGAGATCGCAATCTACAACGTGTCCGGTAAACCGCTGCCGTTCCCCAAGAAACTGCCGATGGTCAAAACCTCTGACATGAAGTGGATTGCCAACGACATCCGGAAGAACACGATGAACTGCTATGTCATCGATGATGCCGGATTGGCAATGACATTCTTCCTGTTTGGCAAGCTGAACGAAACCGGATATGGCAAGTTCACCGAAGTCGCAAAGCAGTTTTATGACCTTGTCCAAACGGTGATCAGAGAGACTTCCGATGACACAATTGTGTACTTCCTCATGCACAACGAGCGCAGTGAGGACGGCAGTGAGATCAAGATGAAAACTGCCGGAAAGATGATCGATTCGCAGATTTCCCTTGAAGCACTGTTCACCATCGTCCTGTACGGTGTGACCGATGGCAGACGGCATGTTTTCCAAACGCAGAGTGACGGTGTGACCACCGCAAAATCCCCTGTCGGCATGTTCGATGAGGAAATCGACAACGATCTGAAAGCCGTTGACACTGCCATCCGGAAGTATTACGGACTTGCAGCTGCCGGAAAGACTCAGACGAAGAAACCCACTTCCACCACGGAGACGATGGACAAGGTTCCGGGGTGATCAGATGGGCAAGTGGGATAAAGGCGTAGACAGTTACACCTTCGCCGAAACGACCATTCAGATCGCATTTCCCGGAGACGAGGTGAAGTGCAAATGGTGTCCACTGATGATCCATTATGACTCGCTCGACCGGGATAAATGTTCACTGACGAACGAGATCCTGTTTTCAAGAGAAATCATCGGCAGAAACTGTCCGCTGACGATTATCAATACAGTTAAAACGGAGGAATTATAAGAAATGAAACAGACTTATTCCAACTTTAAAGCGCAACGGAGCAGTTTTCTGACCCTCCCTCCTGCCGGGGCATATGTCGCACGGATAGAGAACGTGAACGTGATCGACCCCACAGAAAAGAACCCTCGCACAGTGATTGAACTGATCCTGGACATCACTGAGGGTGAATACGCACATCGGTATAAAGATGTATTCGATGAGCAGAAGAACCGCTTCGGAGATGCCAACTACCGTGGATCCTTCCGGATTACCGTTCCGACCGATGACGATGCCGATGAGGACAATTGGGTCAAACGGAAGTTTGAGAACTCAATGTGGTGCATAGAGCAGAGCAATTCCGGTTATGAGTGGGATTGGGAAGAGAAAAAGCTGAAGAAACTGACGGTTGGCATCTCTGTCCGCAATCGCATCTACGACTACAACGGCAAGACCAGAACGACCGTTGAAATCGGACGGTTGGAGGTTGCCCAGGATGTCCGTGATGGAAAGGTTAAGCTGATGCCAGACCGTGATCAGCGAGACAAGGATAACGGATCTGCTGCTGAAGTCGGTGGATACACTGCGGTGGACACCGAGGTTCCCTGGGGTTAAGACAAATCCGGGGCATGGCAACGAGCTATAAGCTCAAGTGATTCTTTTAATCCTTCAGACCACGATCACCTGTCTACGGATGGCTTTTTTGCAAATCGTTTTTCCCCGTCCGATAAGAGCAGGATCGAAGGTGATCAAAGCCATGCCCCTTCTTCAAATCAACTAAGGTGGTGATGAAATGAGATGGAAACCAAAGCACGGGATGTCACGCACCAGGATCTATCGGATTTGGGCAGACATGAAGAACAGATGCTTAAATCAGAATAATCCATTTTACCGTATATATGGTGGAAGAGGTATCACGGTTTGCGATGAGTGGATGTCGTTTGAACCATTCTATGCTTGGGCAATGTCGAATGGGTATTCCGACTCACTGACAATCGATCGGATTGACAATGACATTGGATATTCTCCATGCAATTGCAGATGGGCAACACAACATGAACAGAGCATGAACAAACGGCATCTAAAGAATTGCACAGGATATGTAGGTGTCCATAAAAGGACCTCCAGGGGTCACGTTTATTATTCTGCTGAAGCATGTAGATTTAGGAAATTCATTTATATAGGCAATTTCAAAACACCGGAAGAAGCAAGCGTTGCAAGAGAAGAGTATCTGCGGAGGAACAATCTATGATCCTTCTCAGCGACACAAGACAACAAGTTGGCAAGCACAATAACATCGAACGTTACTGTGCAACACATGGGATCCAGGTCGTGCGGAAGTGCCTTTCAGTGGGTGACTACATGATAAGCGAAGATGGAGAAAACCCATGCGGAACGGTATCGGTAGACACAAAGTTTGCGATCATGGAACTATGCAAAGACATTATGTCTTCAGACCACAGACGGTTTAGATCTGAATGCATAAGGGCGAAAGAACAAGGGATCACGTTAATTGTTCTTACGGAAGAGGAAGTGCCATATGGCAAGGTTGAGTTGTGGGAGGTTCCGAGGTGGAAAACGAACGACAGATTTCACCGCATCGGAGATCCCATGACGAGAGTCAATCCATCGGCATTTGCCAAGGCACTGAGGACTATGACCGAAAAGTATGGCGTAAAGTTCCGGTTCTGCTCCAGAAGCAAAACACCGGAAACAGTAATCAAGTATTTGAAGGGAGAGTACAAGTAATGGCACATAAATATCATCCGGAAACGACAACATATACATGTGACATATGTGGGAAAAGAATGTCTGCCCCATTTGATGTTCCATTTGACCACAGATATAGTTACATAAACATCTTGAAAGGTAATAATACCCCAAAGTTGTTCAAACTCAACCTATTCGATATGGACAGGTACAGTGATGAAAATATAAAAGAAGCAGCTGAATGGAAATGCATATCTCATTACCGTCACGCTGAAGTTTGCCCACGTTGTGTAAGCAAAAAAATAGAACATACAATAGAAACAAATGTTGCAAACAAACCAATGATTGCAACTGCTCTTGATTGGCTAAAATCCTTCCTTTCAACCATTTCACAAGAAGAGTATCTCAAACACAAAGAGTACTTACCAATAGAATTCACAACCATTGTAGATGCATATTATGAGTACAAGGGGGAACAGGCGAATGGCTGAGAAACTCCACATCGAGAAATCCTACTCTGGCTGCGGAATGGACACCTTCCTCATCACCGGACTTTCCGTGGAAGAAACGAGCCGGATTCTGAATGCACCTGCTATTTCTTGCGGTGAAGAGAATGACCGCAGAGATGTTCTGGCTGAGATCCTGGACTCCCATCCGAATGACTACCGTGGTGGTGAAAAGATCGGCACTGCATGGCGTTGCGGTTATGGGATCTACTCCATCCGGCACTTCGGTGGACATCTGATCGTTGAAGTCGGCAATAGCTGCGATTAATACGCTGAATAGGAGGATAGCGAATGAGCAGAGTTTCAAAAACCATCTGCGATTGTTGCGGAAATGAACTCAAAGGTGGCGTGAAGCTGAACGAAAGCCTGTTTATGACCGTGATTTCTGGAATAGCAAAACACAGGTTCGATTACTGCTATGAGTGCGGCAAGAAAATCGCAGATGCCATGAAGGACGAAATCCGAAAACTGTATGACCAACGAACCGCAGAAGAAGGTGACGGGGAATGACACGGGAAGAAAAGAAAGAGTTGCTGAAAATTGCCCGTCAGA